GAAGAATAAAAAGTGGGGCGCATATATAAACAGTGATAATAAAAAGATATTTCTTGGATTATACGATGACATATCTCTAGCCGTTAATGCCAGAAAATTGGCGGAATCACGATTGGGCTATCACCATAATCATGGGAGAGGATAAATGGCAGAATACAGATTCACACTTCCGTACCCACCGTCGCTGAATACCTACTGGCGAAGACGGGGAAGCCAATATTACATAAGCGATAAAGGCCAGAAATACCGAAAAGACGTTCAGCAAATCATCCGCCAACTCAAGTTAGACATTTTCACCAAATCAAGACTCCGCATCAAAGTCATCGCAGACGTTCCAGACTCCCGCCGCCGCGACCTCGATAACATCCTGAAGGGTTTACTCGACTCCCTTATCCACGCCGGATTTGCGGAAGACGACGAGCAATTCGATGACATTCGCGTAATTCGTGGTGTGAAAGTACCAGGCGGAAGGCTTGGAATAAAAATCACCGAACTGGAGAACGTATGAACGCCACGATTCAAACGATACCAGAGCTTCTTATCCAGACACGAGGCAATCAGACCGAAGTGGCGAGGATGCTTTCCTGCGCAAGAGGAACAGTGCTCAAGTACAACAGAGACAGCAAAGGCGAGCGTCACGCAATAGTTAACGGCGTCCTGATGGTCACGCCAGGCAAAAAGGGAAGACGATGAGACTCGAAAGCGTAGCTAAATTTCATTCGCCCAAAAGCCCGATGATGAGCGACTCACCACGGGCTACGGCTTCTGACTCTCTTTCCGGTACTGATGTGATGGCTGCTATGGGGATGGCGCAATCACAAGCCGGATTCGGAATGGCTGCATTCTGCGGTAAGCATGAACTCAGCCAGAACGACAAACAAAAGGCTATCAACTATCTGATGCAATTTGCACACAAGGTATCGGGGAAATACCGTGGCGTTGCAAAGCTTGAAGGAAATACTAAGGCAAAGGTACTGCAAGTTCTCGCAACATTCGCTTATGCGGATTATTGCCGTAGTGCCGCGACGCCGGGCGCAAGATGCAGAGATTGTCACGGTACAGGCCGTGCGGTTGATATTGCCAAAACAGAGCTGTGGGGGAGAGTTGTCGAGAAAGAGTGCGGAAGATGCAAAGGCGTCGGCTATTCAAGGATGCCAGCAAGCGCAGCATATCGCGCTGTGACGATGCTAATCCCAAACCTTACCCAACCCACCTGGTCACGCACTGTTAAGCCGCTGTATGACGCTCTGGTGGTGCAATGCCACAAAGAAGAGTCAATCGCAGACAACATTTTGAATGCGGTCACACGTTAGCAGCATGATTGCCACGGATGGCAACATATTAACGGCATGATATTGACTTATTGAATAAAATTGGGTAAATTTGACCCAACGATGGGTTAATGCCTTCGTTTCAAGCCCCGCGGATAACACCGTGGGGCTTTTGCGTTTCTGGAGGTAACGGCGAGGCGCTACCCTCGCCTTAACATTAAGGGAGGGTTTTCATTACGCTATCAATCTCCCTTCCTTCAAATCTTGAAGTCCAGCCGCAGGAGCCGCAATGGTAAGGAAAGTCATCGAACCCGCTACCGACCTGTTTAAGACAGTTGGGGCAATAAACCGCGCTGATATACCCACCCGCGGGATTTTTTCTAAAGGCCGCACCCATGTGCTCGACAAACTCATCCTTTGCCCGATAAGCCGCTATTTCCTTCTCAAGTTCTACGTTCTTGGCTTTCGCCTCGGCAAGTTCTGCTATGGTGGCAGCATGGGCTTTTTGAAGTACGTCGATCTGCTCTCCAATGAAAGCGATGCGCTCGCGCAGGACCTCGTTACTTTGCACAGCAGAAAGCGCGCCGATCCCGTTTTTAAGGGACGCGATAAGTAATCCTACATCCATGGTCATTCCCTAATTGTCTGTGGAATGACCAATTTAGCAATTTCCTTTGTCTGTGGAAAGCAGGGAAACCACGCGCCGGGCGTGGATAAATATCCCGGTATTGAATCGACTGTTGGCTGCCGCTTGGCGGCCTTTTTCATTTCAGGCTCACGGGAATCATCCGCTACGTGCTTTGTTGATAAATCCAGCCCGTGAAGCCTGACCCTTTTCAAACACACACACACACAGCGCCATCCGAAAAATCGGAGGTGAGGCCTATGAAAATGCCATACAAACAAGATTTCATCGCTGCGCTACTTGCCGCCAAGGAGCAGGGTATTGGTGCAATGCTGGCTTTTATCATGGCGTATCTGCGTGGTCGCTATAACGGCGGCGCGGTAACAAAAACGCTAATTGATGCGCTGATGTGCGCGATGATTGCCTGGTTCGTTCGTGACCTTCTGGACTTTATCGGCCTGAGCAGCAACCTCGCCTACATAGCCAGCGTCTTTATTGGATACATCGGCACCGATTCGATCGGCAATCTTATTAAAAAACTTGCAGCAAAAAAGGCGGGAGTTGACGATGCAAACCAGTCCTGACGGAATTGCTCTGATAAAAAAATTTGAAGGTTGTCGGCTGACTGCTTACCCCGACCCCGGAACGGGAGATGCGCCGTGGACCATCGGCTATGGCTGGACCCATCCGGTTGACGGAAAGCCAGTAAAGCGCGGTATGACTATCGACCAGCAAACCGCTGACAGGCTTCTGAAAACAGGGCTTGTTGGTTATGAGAATGACGTGCTGAAAGTTGTCAGGGTGAAGCTGACACAAGGCCAGTTCGACGCACTGGTGTCGTTCGCTTACAACGTTGGGTCGCGTGCTCTTTCCACATCTACACTGCTGAAAAAGCTGAATGCTGGCGATATAAAAGGCGCGGCAGATGAATTTCTGCGCTGGAATAAATCAGGCGGAAAGGTGATGCCGGGGCTCACGAATCGCCGCAAGGCAGAGCGAGCTCTGTTCCTGTCATGATTAGCGCACTGGTTAAGCGTTACTGGCTGCAGTTGCTGGTGCTGGCGTTAATCGGCGCACTGGCTTTCTTCGTGAACCACTACCGCGACAACGCCATCACTTACAGAGACCAGCGCGATAAGGCCACTGAGAAACTCCTCCTGGCGACCGCCACCATTAAAGACATGCAGACCCGCCAGCGTGATGTCGCTGCACTGGATGCCAAATACACCGGAGAACTGGCTGATGCGAAAGAAACCATTGAGCGTCTGCATAGCGATGTCATTGCTGGCCGTAAGCGGCTGCAAGTCGCCGCCACCTGTGCAAAGTCAACGACCGGAGCCAGCAGCATGGGCGATGGAGAAAGCCCAAGACTTACAGCAGATGCTGAACTCAATTATTACCGTCTACGAAGTGGAATCGACAAGATAACCGCGCAGGTTAACTACCTGCAGGAATACATCAGGACGCAATGCCTTCGATGATAGCGATAATTTTACTCATCATCCTTCACATCTGGCTCTGTAGACAGGGTGGTGATCACTTCTGGAGTAAATCCAGATTAAACATCTCATTGCTGATGCTTGATATTGAGCATCTGGCGCGCAGTAAGGGGCTGCGTTGAGATAAGAGCCAGTTCATTACAAATACCAGGATTTAGCCTCGCATTCGCGGGGCTTTTTATATCTGAATTTCACAGCGCATCTCACGCGCATATTACCACTCAGAACCTTTCAGGATGACCCTTGAGGATACCGGCTGGCTGTCGGAGCATCTGAGGGCCGGATTTCCTGTGAGACAAGGTTCATCACTAAAAGGTAAATCCGATGAATGATATTTCTATCGAATATCTGAAAGAAGCACTGGAATACGCACCAGATACTGGTGTTATCCGTTGGAAGCAGCGACCAAAAATTCATTTTAAGACCGAAAATTCTTGGCGGGCGACCAATGCTAATTTTGCTGGAAAAGTAGCAGGCGCACGTGATAGCGATGGATATTTGCGTATCGGGATATGCGGCCGGTTATATAGATCTCATCGTGTAGCCTGGGCGTTACATTACGGCTACTGGCCTGATAATGAGATTGATCACATTTCAGGCGATAGGAGTGATAACCGCATAGACAACTTGCGATCAGTAACTTCGGCAGCCAATAGCAAAAATTTGCGCCTTTACTCCACAAATAAAACCGGTATCCCAGGAGTAGGTTGGTATAAAGCGCGGGGAAAGTGGAGAGCAAAGATAAACGTCTCTGGGAAGGTGAAGCATATTGGTTACTTCGATGATTTCCGTGAAGCGGTGAAAGCAAGAAAGGCTGCCGAGATGCAGTTGCAATATCACAAAAATCACGGAACCAGAGACAGGCTCACTTTCTAAAAGGTAAAGACGCTATGAATAATCCGTCAGTTATTCCGGCCTTCGACTTCCGCGAAATGGTCACGACCCTCGACAACAAGATAATCACCACATCACTCAAGGTGGCGGATTACTTTGGCAAGCGACACAAAGACGTTTTGCGTGCCATACGTAACCTGAAATGCTCCGATGACTTCACCCAGCGCAATTTTGCGCCCATTGATTTCATTGATAAAAATGGCGATGTTCAGCCTATGTATAACATCACCCGCGACGGATGCATGATGCTAGTGATGGGATTCACTGGCAAAACAGCTGCCGCAGTGAAGGAGTGTTACATCAATGCCTTCAACTGGATGGCCGAGCAGCTAAACCGGCGCATGGCGATGGGTGAAGAATTGCAGCATCGCTACGCCATCAAAGAAACGCGCTCAAAGCTGAAAGGCACGATCGGAAGCCGTTTGATGAACGAGCGGAAGAAAGAGAAGCGCGTCCTGGAGCTCGAACATGAGCACATCATGCAGGTAACGCAGCCGGAATTACTTATTGGCTGATCGCGGCATTACAGAAGCCCTTCATTGAGGGGCTTCGATAATGGAGCACTGGAATTATTCATGAACAGACCACACCCACCAGCGCATTTTACGATGCCACCTGACCCGAAGCCGTACATCAGCATTATGCCCGCTAATGACGTTGGCGAGTGGCTGAATCAGCACATCCTGAGCGATGAGGGTGACCTCTACAACCATGACCACCAGCATTTGCTTGAAGCGGATCTGTGCTTTCTCTGGGCATCGAACGCTTTCGAGAAGAAAGGGCGTTCCGTGCTGGGGCAGGCGGAAGAAGTGGCAATGCGGGCCGGAGGCTGGCAGAAAGCGCGGATGGAGCAGCAGATGTATGAATGGTTCGGCAGGGTGCCGCAGTTCATCATCACGCTGGCCGCCGATTACTGCTCGCAATGTTCCGATCTGGAATTCTGCGCGCTGATAGAGCACGAGCTTTATCACATCTGCCAAGCGACAGATGAATTTGGTGCGCCGAAGTTCACGCAGGAAGGGCAGCCAAAGCTGAAGCTGCGCGGCCATGACGTGGAAGAGTTTGTGGGCGTGGTTCGCCGTTACGGTGCGAGCCGGGACGTGCAGGAAATGATTGATGCGGCGAATCAGCCAGCGGAGGTTGCTCATCTCGATATTGCCAGAGCGTGCGGGACGTGCATGCTGCGACTGGCTTAAATACTGGACTGTATAAGACGAATGGTGATTTATGGCTGCATTAAAACCTGATGTGAAAGCCTTCATCATTCAGTCGCTTGCGTGCTATGACACGCCATCGCAGGTGGTCGAGGCTGTCCAAAAAGAATTCGGGATCAGGATCACCCGCCAGCAGGCTGAATCTCACGACCCCACGAAGGCCAGCGGTAAGACGCTCGCCAAAAAGTGGATCGAGATGTTCCACGCGACGCGCGAACGGTTCCTGACCGAAACCAGCGACATTCCGATAGCGAACAAATCCTATCGCCTCCGCGTGCTTGACCGCATGGCAACCAAAACCGAGGGGATGAAAAACTTCTCCCTGACGGCGCAGCTTATCGAACAGGCCGCGAAAGAGGTTGGCGACGCTTACACCAATAAGCTGAAGGTTGAGAGCACTGGCAAGGATGGCGGCCCGATCAAGACCGAGACGACCAACCTCACCGCAGATCAGGCCGCAGAGATTTACCGCAAGATGATGGGGTGATCATGCCTCTCCCGTTTGAATTCGATTTCAGAAACCCTGATTACCAGATGGTTTTTGAATGGCGGATGGAGCGCTTACAGCGCATTCGCCAGAACCCTGAAATGCTGCCAGCGCTAAAGCAGTTTTATCGCACCAACCCGGCACAGTTCATCATCGACTGGGGTATGACTACTGACCCGCGTAACATCGATTATGGCCTGCCGGTCACCATCCCTTTTCTGCTGTTCCCGAAACAGGAAGAGTGGATTCACTGGATCATGGAGCGGCGCGAACGACTGGAGAACGGCATCACCGAAAAGAGCCGCGAAATGGGGCTCAGTTGGACCGCGATCGGGCTGGCCTGCTCGCTTTGTCTCTTCAACAAAGAAATGGTTATCGGTTTCGGCTCCCGTAAAGAGGAATACGTCGACAGCACCGGTGACCCGAAGGCGCTGTTCTGGAAGGCGCGAAAGTTCGTGGAAACACTGCCCATCGAGTTTCGTGGTTCGTGGGACGAGAAGAAGCATGCGCCGTATATGCGCGTTGAGTTTCCCGATACTGGCGCGGTCATCAAAGGCGAGGCTGGCGACAATATCGGTCGTGGTGACCGTACCACGCTCTACCTGGTGGATGAAGCTGCATTCCTCCAGCGTCCTCTGTTGATTGATGCGGCGCTGTCGCAAACCACCCGTTGCCGTATTGACCTGAGCTCGGTTAATGGCATGGCGAACCCGTTCGCGCAGAAGCGCCACGGCGGAAAAATACCAGTATTCACGTTCCACTGGCGAGATGACCCGCGCAAGGATGAAGAGTGGTATCGCAGGGAGTGCGAGAAAATCGACAATCCGGTGGTGGTGGCGCAGGAACTTGACCTGAACTACAGCGCATCTGCGGAAGGCGTCCTGATCCCGTCCGACTGGGTACAGGCTGCCGTCGACGCGCATATCAAACTTGGTATTCAGCCAACGGGCAAGCGACTGGGCGCGATGGACGTCGCCGACGAAGGCCGGGACAAAAATGCCTTTTCGACCCGTCACGGCTTCCTTCTGGAGAACGTGCGTGAATGGTCCGGCGTGGGCAGCGACATTTACCAGTCCGTTGAGAAGGTCTTCGGCTTTTGCGAACAGGACAACCTCGAAGAATTTCGCTTCGACGAGGACGGCCTGGGCGCTGGCGTTCGCGGCGATGCACGCGCCATCAACGAACTGCGTAACGCTGCGCGCCGACCGTCAATACTCGCCACACCGTTTCGCGGTAGCGGCGCGGTGTTTGATCCGGACGACGAAGCGGTGCGCGGCGACAACGGACAGGCCGCCCGCCTGAATAAGGACTTCTTCGCTAACGCCAAGGCCCAGAGCTGGTGGCATTTACGCAAGCTTTTCCAGAACACCTACCGCGCCGTGGTTGAGGGCATGGCCTACAACCCGGACGAAATCATCTCAATCAGCAGCGCCATGGCGAGCAAAGACAAACTCATCATTGAGCTGTCGCAGCCGACCTACTCCATTAATGGCGTGGGGAAAATCGTTGTTGATAAACAGCCTGATGGCACCAAGTCGCCGAACCTCGCCGACTCGGTGATGATCAGCTACGCGCCAATGAATTCAGCCCTGAACATCTGGGAGCTGCTAGGGAGACAGGCCTGATGGCACGAAACAAGCAATCCTCTCAGCGAACGGCACAGGCCACCGCTGACGGCTACGAGAACTTCGTCGCCCGCGTTGGGATGCAGACGCCTAACCAGCATTCAGCATCGACCTACCGGGCGAACTTCACCAGCCGCAACCGCATGCTGGTGGAATGGTCATATCGCGGTTCGTGGGTTATCGGTGAAGCGGTCGACGCTATCCCGGACGATATGACCCGAAAGGGCATTCGCATCACTTCGGAGATTGACGCCAAAGACCGTGGCACCCTCGAAGCGCAACTGGATGAGTTGCAGATCTGGGATGCGCTGAACGACGTGCTGAAATGGTCGCGCCTCTACGGCGGCGCGGTGGGCTTCATCATGATCGAGGGGCAAGCACCAATGACCCCGCTGCGACTCGAAACCATTGGCGAGGGCAAGTTTAAGGGCATTCTCCCGCTCGACCGCTGGATGATTAACCCGGTGCTGACACGCCGCATTAAAGAGATGGGGCCGGACCTCGGCAAGCCTGAGTTTTACGACGTGGTGACCACCGCAACGGGCATTCCGGCCTGGCGCATCCATCACAGCCGCCTGATCCGCTTTGATGGCGTCACGCTGCCATTCCAGCAGAAGATGACCGAAAACGAATGGGGAATGTCGGTTGTAGAGCGTATCTGGGATCGGCTTACTGCGTTCGATAGCGCCACTGTCGGCGCGGCGCAGCTGGTCTATAAAGCGCATCTGCGTACCTATAGCGTGGAGAAGTTGCGCGAGCTTATCGCGCTTGGAGGCCCGGCGTTCGAAGCGTTGCTGAAGAACATCGACCTGATCCGCAAGTTCCAGAGCAATGAAGGTATGACGCTCATGGACTCGCGGGATAAGTTCGAAACCCACCAGTACAGCTTTAGTGGTCTGGATGACATTCTTTCGCAGTTTGCTGAGCAGATCAGCGGTGCCGTTGGTATCCCGCTGGTACGCCTGTTCGGTCAATCCCCGAAAGGCTTCTCTACTGGTGATGCAGACCTCGCCAACTATTACGACCGGGTGAGCTCATTGCAGGAGCGCCGCTTACGGCTGCCGATGCGCCGGATACTGGACATTATGCACCGCTCGGAACTCGGAAAGCCGCTGCCGGACGATTTCACGTTTGAGTTTAACCCGCTATGGCAAATGTCAGACGTTGACCGATCAACGGTGGCCGTAAACACCACCAACGCGATCAGTACCGCGCTGGGCGACGGATTGATGACGCGTAAGGCGGCGATGACCGACCTGCGCGAAAACTCTGACGTCACCGGCATCGGGGCATCCATTACCGACGAGGATATCGAGAATGCCGAAGACGAAGCGCCGCCAGGCATCGGCGAACTTGGCGACAAACCGCCAGAGCCGCCAGGCGGAGATCCGATATCGAACGAGCCTACGGCAGATAGCGCGGGCGGTCGGGGATATCGTAAATGGTCGCTACGATGGTTCAAACGATAGCGTCACCGAAATAATGGATGCGCTGGAGCGCTACAGCGAAATCATCACCCCCTGGGCGACTAAGGTTGCTGAGAGCTTCACCGCCGACATTGCGCGCCAGAATGAAAAGCAGTGGCGTCAGCACAGCCGGAACATCAGCGCAGAACTACGCAACATGGTCGACCGCGCCCAGGTAGGCCAGGTGATGAAATCCATCGTCGCCGAGCAAATTAAGTACATCAAATCTCTGCCTCTTGAGGCCGCCGATCGGGTGTATGACATTCAGAACAAGGCCATCGAGGCTGTAGTAACTGGTGGCCGCGCTGAGCCATTCGCGAAAGAGATAGCTGCGTCCGGTGACGTGTCACGCTCACGAGCGAACCTTATCGCCCGGACTGAGCTTGGGCGCGCAACCGGTGCACTGGATCAGGCGCGTGCGCTGTCAATCGGCTCGAATGGTTATATCTGGCGTACAGCCGAAGATGGCGACGTCCGGCATTCTCATCGGGAGATGGAAGGTAAGTTTGTCGAATGGGGCCGACCTCCAACGCTTGACGGTATGACCGGTCACGCTGGTGAGCTGCCGAACTGCCGCTGTTACAAAGAAATCGTCTTCCCCAACCCTCATTCTTATCTCGCCTGAATCGCAGGTAAACCATGAAATATTTTTTCAATACCCGGCTGGGGGAAACCCGCTATCAGCTGGCTGACGGCTCGCTGTTGTGTAAAGACGTGCCGATAGGTCGAACGGGTAAGCAGCTCTACGGCGCTGCCGATCTGCCAAACCTCAAACCCGACAAGCTCGGTGAGATAGTCGTAACGCGTTCTCCTGAGCAGGTATTCCATCCGGCCACGCTCGCCTCATTCGAAGGGATGAGCATCACGATCCTGCATCCTGAAGATGAAAACGGGAATGTGCGGCTGGTAAATCCCGAGAACTGGAAAGAGCTTGCTGTCGGGCATCTTCAGAATGTGCGGCGCGGGACTGGTGACCAGTCTGATTTGATGCTGGCAGACCTTATCGTCAAAGACGAAAGCGCCATTCAGCTTATCGAAGATGGTCTGCGCGAAGTGTCGTGCGGCTATGACGCGGAGTACGAGCAGACCGAGCCAGGTAAAGCCGAGCAGGTCGATATTACCGGAAACCATGTGGCTCTTGTCCCTAAAGGCAGAGCCGGAAATCGTTGTGCAATTGGAGACAGAGACACAATGGCAAATCAAAAGAAAAGCTGGTGGACCCGCATGCGCACGGCCATCAAAACGGGTGACGCTGACACCATGAACGAACTGCTGGACTCTGCGCCAGCGGCGGTAACGGGTGACGAAGGGGATCTGCCGAGCGGCGTTAACCTCAACATTAACCTTTCACCGCAGCAACCATTGCCGGACAAAAAGCCGGAAATGGGCGGAGAGCCAACCGGCGACGGCGAGGACGATATCAAAACCTTGCTCAAAGCCCTGCTGGCTAAGCTCGAAGGAACTGCGACGGGCGATAACGACAATAAGCCTGACGATAATCCGACCGGTGACGGCGAGGACGATGAAGAAGAAACCACGATTACTGGTGACGCTGCTTATCGTGCCGAAGTTATCGTCCCGGGTATCGATCTGAGCCGTAAGGTGAAACCGACCGCGTTCAAACGTGATGTGCTGGCTGCCGCTGACAAAACACTGGTTCGCCAGGTTGTCGGTGATGCGGATATCCGCAAATTGCCCAAGCAATCGGTAGATATGGCGTTTAACGCCGTGTCAGAGATTGCCAAAGGGCGAAACACCCGCAGCACCACGGGCGATGCACAACGTCCAAATATGGGCATGACCAGCATCGCTTCCCTGAACAAACAAAACGCCGACTTCTGGTCTAACCGCAAAGGATAATCCAATGACTGCATATCTGTACCGGATGCCTGTTGGCATTGCCGGGGCTATCTCTCGCCCGCAGGACTTAACCGTCGAACCGGTGATCCTTAAATCCGCTAACGCCTTCGCTGCCTATGGTCTGGCTGGCAAATATGACGCTGACGGCTTTTTCGTGCCGCTGGCGGACGGTGACACCGCCGACAAGGTGAAGGGGATCTACGTTCGTCCGTATCCGACCACATCGCAGCCAGACATGGTTCGCCAGGTGGGGACGGATAAGAACTTCCCGGGTGACGCCATGAAGCGTGGCTACATGACCGTTAATCTCGGTTCTGATTTTGATGCCAGCACCATCAAAAAAGGCGACCCGGTATACGTTGTCGTCTCCACTGATGAATCCATCAAAGTGCCGCTGGGCGGCTTCATGTCCACGTCCGTCAGTGGCAAAAACGTGGCGCTGACCAACGCCGAATTCACAGGGGCCGGTGACGCTAACGGCAATGCAGAAATCTCCTGGAAGATTTAAGGAACAGACGAATGATTACTTTTGATCAGGCAACCGTTGATAGCTCTGGTGCCTTTCTCATCGGGGAGCTGGAGCGACTCGACCAGACGCTGAACCTGCCGCTGGTGGGTTACACCTGGACCCGCGATATTCAGCTGCGTGAAGACGTTTCTATCGCAGATGACATTTCCAGCTGGACTAACACCAGTTTTGGCGCTGCTGGTACTGGCGCAAATCCGAATGGTAAAAACTGGGTAGGCAAAGACTCCACCGCTATTGCTGGCGTGAACGTGGATATCAGCAAAGACGGCAATCCACTGAACCTCTGGGGCATGGAACTGGGCTGGACCGTTGTAGAGCTGGCAGCAGCTCAGCAGGTAGGTCGCCCGATTGATACCCAGAAGTACGACGGGATGCAGCTCAAATGGCAGATGGACAACGACGAGCAGGTTTACATCGGCGATGACGCACTCGGCCTGAAAGGTCTGGCAAACCTCGTCGGTGTGACGCTGAACAACGCGCCGAAGACCTGGGCGAACTCAACCAACGACGAGATCCTCGATAGCGTGAACAGCATTCTGTCTAATGCCTGGGCAGCATCCGGTTATTCCATCGTGCCTTCTGATCTGCGCATTCCGCCAGAGCAGTATTCACTGCTGGCGAGCCGTAAGGTTTCCGAAGCGGGTAACCAGTCGCTGCTGACCTATCTGGCCGTGAACACTATCGCTTTCCACCAGAACGGCGTTCCGCTTGAAATCAAAGCGGTCAAATGGCTGAAAGGGCGTGGGGTTGGCGGTAAAGACCGTATGATCGCCTACACCAACGACAAGAAATACGTGCGCTATCCGCTGGTGCCGTTGCAGAGCGTTCCTGTCCAGTATCGCGGTCTGTATCAGATTGCGACCTACTACGGCAAGCTCGGTGCGGTTGAGCCAGTGTACAAAGAAACCCTGTCCTACGTGGACGGTATCTGATAACCAGAACGGCCCCGAAAGGGGCCAGAAGGGAACTGAAAATGGCGAAAGAAAAGCTGGTTACCATCCATGTTCACACCCCGTTTACGCTGACGCTCGGCGATCAGTCAAAACAGGAGTTTGGCCGGGGACGGCATAACGTACCGGAAGAAGTCGCGTCGCACTGGTTCACCCATGCGCACGCTGAGCTTTCCGAAAGCGTGATTAGCGACACCGATGATCTGCAACCCATTATCGACAGCCTGCAAGCGCAGATTGCCGACAAAGATAAGCAGATTGTCGATAAAGATCAGCTGATTGCCGACCTGAAAGAAGCGCTGCTCAAGCTGCAAGAGCAGAACGACAGCCTGCAAGCGCAGATTGCTGCCGCCCAGACTGGCGGTAATGGGGCGAAAGATGCCAAAGAATCAAAGCCTGCCAACAGTAAGTGATTTTCGCCGCGACTTCCCGCAGTTTGCTGACCCTGCCAAATATCCAGAAGCACAAATCCAGTTTCGTCTGAATCTGGCTGATGTGCTGCTGAGCGAAAACGTCACCGGCAAAGAGTTGTTTCCGTACTTTGTCGAGTTGTTCGTGGCTCACTACATGACGCTCTGGGCGGCAGATAGCCGGGCAATGCTCGTCGGCGGCCCGGGTGGCTCAACCAATGGTGTTCAGTCCTCCAAGTCCGTTGACAAGGTAAGCGTCAGCTATGACACCAGCGCGACGCTAAACCCTGACGCAGGCTTCTGGAATAACACCCGATATGGCGCTGAATTTTATCAGCTGATCACGATGTTCGGTGCGGGCGGTCGCCAGCTATGAGTTTCAAAAGTGGTGTAACAACGAGGGTTGATAACGCTCAGGCCATTCTGGATGCGCTCCGGTCGCTAACCAAAAAGGATGTGCTGGTGGGCATCCCGGAAGAAGACAGCGAGCGTGAGGATGTTCCGTTTGGTAATGCCGGGATCGGTTACGTCAACGAATACGGCTCACCAGCGCAAAACATACCCCCACGCCCGCACCTGATCCCCGGCGTTAAATCCGTAGAGGAACAGACTGTGCCGCAGCTCAAAGCAGCGGCGCAGGCTGCGCTTGATGGAAATGCGGCGGGTGCGGAAAGAGCGCTTAACCGCGCCGGAACGCTGGCCGCGAATGGCGTCAGGCGTTACATGACCATTACCGGCTTTACACCGCTTGCTGATAGCACCGTTGAAGCACGCGCACGCCGTGGGCGCAAAGGGGCAAAAGAGGAACTTGCGCGGCGCGCTGCTGGTGAGTCTCCTGGAACCGATCTGGTGAAACCGCTAATCGACACCGGGCAATATCGCAGAGCTATTACCCATATTGTGAGGGATAAAGATGCCGAATCTTGATGTGACGGACGTACTTTTTGACCCCGATTTTTGCGACTTCAACCTGTGGGTAACGCGTCGCGTGCAAACGGTGGACGATGACGGGATCGGCAGCGACAGTGAAGTTAAAACGCAGTTTGCCGGAGACGTAACTGTTGATCGCTCTCTGGAAAACCGTCGTATGCAGGCCGGGCAGGTAATCAGTGGTGCAATTCTGATTGTGACGACTGAGCGACTGACGCAGGGACAGACTGGCCGTGATGCCGATATCGTGACGTATCAGAACCGTGATTATCGCGTGACATTCGTCGACCCGTATACGGCTTACGGTGCTGGCTTCGTCCAGGCTCATTGTGAATTACTGCCGTTTGATGGGGGAACTCCCATTGAGCAATAACACCAGCACAGAGCGCGGCTGGCTGACACCCACCAGCGGCGATCCGGCTTATGACGAAGCGCTCGACAGGCTGCTAAGCCGATGGATGCGCAATGTTTCCGGCTTGCCTGCGGGGATGGTTCGCCCGCGCTGGCAGAAAGAACAGCCATCACTACCGTCAGTTGAAACGAACTGGTGTGCGTTCGGCGTTACCGGGTGGCCCATTGATAACAGTCCTGCATTCACCAATCAGACCGACGAGGGCGCTCAGCTCTGGCGGCATGAAACGTTCGAGTGCATGGCGTCGTTCTATGGCCCGGCTGGTATGTCTTATGCGTCCCGTTTTCGCGATGGCATATCTGTCCCGCAAAACAATGCTGAGCTGAACGCGCTTGGTTTGTCTCTGGGCGACTATACCGGTCTGACCCCTTTCCCCGAACTTATCAACCAGCAATGGGTTCGCCGCTACGACATGACGGTGCGCCTGCGCCGGAAGGTCGTGCGCGAGTACGGCATTAAATCGCTGGTGGAAGCGCCAGTCACCTTTTTTGGAGAATAAACTATGACGCAGGGCTTACCTGTATCCAACGTTGTAAACGTTGATGTGATCATCTCGCCGAAAGCGGCTACTGGTCGTAACTTCGGCGCACTGCTGATCCTCGGTTCTTCCACTGTCATTCCGGTGCAGGAGCGTATTCGCCTTTATGCGTCCGTTGAGGACATTGGCGAAGACTTCGGTGTCGACAGCCCGGAATATAAAGCAGCGCAGGTTTTCTTCAGCCAGTCACCGAAGCCGACACAGGTTTATGTTGGTCGCTGGGCGAAGACGCTGAGTTCTTCCGAGAGTGGAGATACTGAAACTATCGTGCAAGCCGTTAATGCCTGCCTGCAATATACCAACTGGTATGGGCTGGTTGTCGCTGATGATGTTGTCGCTGGTGGCGATGTGCTTGATGCTGATGACGTGATTGAGGTCGCCAAACTTATTGAAGCGTCCAGCCTTAGCCGTATCTTTGGTGTGACCTCTGCCGACGCCGAGATTATCAGCACGACTTCGACGACCGATGTTGCGTCTAAATTAAAGGCCGGTAAGTATTCCCGTACCTTTATTCAATATTCCACCAGCAGCCCTTATGCGGCGGTTTCAGCTTTCGGTCGCGCGTTTACTGTCAATTTCAACGGCAGCAATACCACCATTACCCTGAAATTCAAACAGGAACCGAGCGTAACCTACGAAACGCTGACGGTAGGACAGGCGGCGGCTGTGGATGCGAAGAATGCGAACGTGTTCGTGTACTACGCCAACGACACGGCGATCCTGCAACAGGGTGTCATGGCGAACGGTGACTTCTTCGACGAGCGCCACGGGCTCGACTGGTTGCAGAACTACGTTCAGACCAACCTCTATAACCTGCTTTACACCAGCACCACCAAAATTCCGCAGACTGATGCCGGTGTGACCCGTCTGCTTTCCAACGTTGAACAGTCCATGGATCAGTCCGTCACGAACGGTCTGGTAGCTGCTGGCGTGTGGAATGGTGGCCCTATCGGACAGCTGAATTCCGGCGATACGCTGACCAAAGGCTATTACGTGTATGCGCAACCGCTGTCCGAACAGGCGCAGGCCGACCGCGAAGCGCGCAAAGCACCGTTAATCCAGGTGGCCTGTAAGCTGGCTGGCGCAGTTCATTATGCCGATGTGCAGATCAACGTGGTTCGCTAAGGAGCGATAAATGGCAACTTATTCTTTTCTCGATGTAACCGCGTCGCTCACCGGGCCGACCGGCGTTATCGATCTTGGTCAGGGTTCTGCGAACTCTGAGGAAGGTATCACCCAGACTATGGGCGGCAACAAGAACACCATGACCATCGGTGCCGATGGCGAAGTGATGCACAGCCTGCACGCCGATAAGTCAGGCACCATTACGGTGACGCTGCTGAAAACCTCCCCGGTGAACAAGAAGCTGTCTCTGGCGTATAACGCGCAAAGCCAGTCCTCTGCCACCTGGGGAAATAACGTGATCGTCATTCGCAACACGGCATCGGGTGATATTTCTACTGCGCGTTCGTGTGCATTCCAGAAACAGCCTGATTTCAATAACGCCAAAGAGGGCGGAACCGTAGCCTGGGTATTCGATTGCGGCAAGATTGACCAGCTTCTCGGGGAGTTTTAACGCATGGAATTCGAAATTAAAGGCGTGAAATATCGCACCGCAAAGCTCAGCGTTTTCGAACAGCTGAAGGTGTCCCGCAAGCTGTTGCCGGTTCTGGCCGGGATGGTTTCGGACTTCCGGAGCGTTCAGGAGAAGATCAGCAGCAAAGACACCGAAGGCGCGATGGCTACCATCCTGCCAAAGATTGCCAATGCTGTGTCCGATCTGAGTGATGGCGACGTGGACGCTATCCTGTTCCCCTGTCTTTCCGTTGTTTCACGCGAGCACATGAAAGGCTGGGTGCCGGTCTGCCAGCATGGCGAAATGGCGTTTGACGATATCGACCTGCTTACCATGCTGCAACTGGTGGCGCGGGTGGTCGCCGACTCGCTGGGAAATTTTTTGCAAGGACTCCCTACCAGCGAGACGCCCACCCCGCCAGCGGAATAACCTTCAACAGCCTGCCGGGCGGTGAAGACTTTATTCTTCGTCCGGCGCTTGCCTTCCATATTGACCAGAAAGACCTTAACAGCGGTGCGGTAGACCTCTGCCGTATCGCGCTTCTCAATGACTACCTCGACATGCGCGAGGATAACGACGCCCGGGTAGATAAATGGAGAGCGGCCAATGAGCGGTAACGCAGATACGATTAAAGACTTCCTTGTTTCGCTGGGGTTCGATATCGATCAGGCTGGCGCTAATAAGTTCGAAGCCGTGCTGAAAGGCGTTACCGCGAACGTTCTGAAGGTAGGCGCGGTGGTGGAAGGCGCAGCGCTGAGCATTGTCGGATTTACCACCCAGATTGCGAATGGTCTGGATAAAATTTACTGGGCATCCCAGCGGACGGGGGCCAGCGTCCAGGGCATTAAGGCTCTGGGCTACGCCGCATCGCAAACCGGTGCCAGCGCAGAGTCGGCTATGTCCTCCCTCGAAGGGCTGGCCGGTTTCATGCGTAGCAATCCGGGGGCGGAAGGCTTCCTGAACCGTCTGGGCGTTCAGACCCGCGATGCCAGCGGAAAGATGCGTGATACTGCGGCCATCTTTACTGGCGTTGGGCAAAAGCTCAACAACATGCCGTATTACCGCGCGAAGCAATACGCGCAGATGCTTGGCATCGATGAAAACACGCTGATGGCGATGCGTCGCGGCATGAATGGATTTACCGCCGATTACCAGTCGATGCTGCAAAAGACGGGGTTCAACGCTGATAAAGCGGCTGTTCAGTCCAACAAATTCATGACGTCCATGCGCGGGCTTACGTCGCTGTTCGGCATCATGCGGGACAAGATCGGCTCAAACCTCGCTGGTGGCCTGGCTGGTTCGCTGGACAGCCTGCGGCGGCGCATCCTCGACAATTTCCCGAAGATTGAAGAGACGCTGACCAGAGTTATTAAAGGCGTGATCTGGCTTGCGAACGCATTCACGAGAATGGCGTGGCGGCTGATACAGGGCGCTGGCTCTGTCATCGACTGGTGGAAGCGTCTTGACGATGGCAGTAAAAATCTGCTGAAAATATTCGGTGCTCTACTTGTCGCATGGCGTCTGCTTAATTCTGCGTTCCTGAAATCCCCGATTGGAATTATCACCACGCTGATTCTGGCGATCGGATTACTCTATGACGATTATCAGACGTGGAAAGAAGGCGGTAAAAGCCTGATTGACTGGTCCAAGTGGGAGCCTGCAATAGAAAAGGCGAAAAAGGCAATTCTCTGGCTGCGCGATAAGCTTCTGGGGCTGAAAGATTCTGTTGGTGGATGGCAGAACTCGCTGGAAATTTTGGCTACTTTCATCGCTGGGGTATGGGTAACAAAAGTATTGGGAGCATTCGCAAAAATATCCGGTCTTCCGATACCTCCATGGCTTAAATTATGGGGAGCGTATGCTGGTTACCTGGTTTCAGATCGTGAAAACATAAAAGCCAGTGCTAAATCATCTTTGGACTATACCAAAAGGAACATTGGTGATGCTCTTGCTACGGTTGGCATCAAAACCGACCTTGGGCGAAAAGATGTTAGCGAGGTAAGAGAATGGCCCGCATGGATGGATTGGCTGCATGGTGGCCCAGGTAAGATTATTCGTCAGGCGCAAAGCAATGGCGTCGTTTATGGCGATAATGTTCAGCCTGACATTCCCGGGGCGGAACAGCATGTTCGTAGTAATGAAATTGCCCCGCATGAAAGAGATGAAATAAAAAACCGTCAGCAGGCTGCTAATGGTTATCTTGAAAAAATCTCAGACGGGATTGCCAAAATCGGTAATTTATTTTTCTCCCCGGTTGGAGCTGCTGAAATCTCTCCAAATATATCGGGTGACCCCTCCCAGTTTGCGCAATCAGTCAAACGTCCACAGGCCACAGCCCAGGGCAAAGTATTGCTCGACTGGATGGGGCCAATGTTCAATAAACTTGAGTCGCTTTATCAACTTCCAGCTGGTCTATTGAAAAGTGTGGCGATAACCGAGTCAGGTGGTAACCAGTTCGCCATGTCCGGCGCAGGCGCGAAAGGTCTGTTTCAGTTTATGGATGGTACGGCGCGCGACATGGGCCTTCGCGGAAACGATGTATTCGACCCGCAAAAGTCAGCTCAGGCCGCAGCTAAGTACCTCAGCCAGCTGTTGCGGCAGAACGGCGGAGACCTTAGCAAAGCACTGGCATCATATAACTGGGGGATCGGGAATGTTAAGCGCTATGGCATGGGGTTAATGCCGCAGGAAACGCGTAACTACATTCCGAAAGTAATGAGCAACATGCCCACCAGCGCCCCGGTGATTCAGCAGGAAACGAATATTAACATCCACGGCGTTTCCGATCCTCGCGAAGCTGCCCGTTTGACTGTTGACCGTCAAAAGGGTGTGAATTCACAGTTAACCCAGCAACTCCCCGCAGGACCGAGATAATGGATATTTTATCAGCGATTTTTCGCCAGCAATCCCGGCGAATTGGAATATTAATCCCCAGCGTGGTTGTTTCTGAAAAGCATTCTGATGCGCTCGAAATTACTGAGCACCCGGTGGAGAAGCCAACAACGAATAGCGCGTCGGGTTTCATCGCCGATCATGCGTATAAGCGCCCAAGCGAAGTCACGATGGAATGCGGCTTCGCTGGGGGCGGTTCGTTGCTGGACTTCATTGATACATCTTCAATCGGTCTTAGCGCTGGGCTTAGCCCAAAGGAGACATACCAAAAGCTGCTGGATATGCAGCTTGAGCGCGTACCGTTCGATGTGGTTACCGGGAAGAGGGTGTACACCAATATGCTGGTGCGAGCCATTGAGGTGACGACCGATAAAACCAGCGAGAACGTGCTGAACTGCACGCTTACCCTGCGTGAAGTCATCATAACGCATACAAAAAATGTCACCGTTGCTGATAAATCCGATATGCAGGACGGGGTTAGTACATCTGCGGTGCAGAATTCCGGGACTAAATCCACCACCCCAGTAAATGAATCGGTAATTAAGTCAACAGGGTGGTTTGATGGACTAAAAGGAACCAGACTTGGTAACTCTATAGGTATCCAATGAATGTAACTGAAATCCCTTTATCGCCGGATAACCAGCTATTTCGCATTCAGTTAGCAGAGACAACATACACGCTGAGAGTCATTTGGCGTGATTCTGCTGGCTGGATTCTGGATGTACAAGATAGCAGTGGCAAACCGCTTCTTTCTGGTGTGCCGCTGGTAACCGGTGTAAATCTTCTTGAGCAATATCCTCAACTAGGTATTAACGGGGCGCTGCTCGTTGGCTGCGATGTAGGCGCACCGGACGAGCCCACCAAAACCAACCTCGGCACACACAGCCACCTCATTTTCGTGCAGGAGTAGAAATGTCTCTTAACTGGATGCGCCATTTTGAGTTGCAGCTGTTGGACCAGAACGGGCAGGGCGTTTCCCTGTCTGATTTTAAGGTCACGTTCCAGATCGAGTGGGCAGATACACGCTGGCCGCGAGTGGCGAACGTGAAAATTTACAACCTTTCGACCGATACCACGAACAAGATACTGGGGCAGGAGTTTGCAAAAATTCGCATCATTGCCGGGTATGACGGTATTGCGCCGGATGTTGATGCGAGCCAGGTTGGTGTCGCCCGGGAGATTTCACCAGACCAGGTAGGGCAGGTGAACGGTCAGAACTACGGCCTGATATTTGACGGTGATATTCGCTTCACCGTCACCGGGAAGGACAACATCACCGATTCCTGGGTGCTGATTCAGGCCATCAGTAACCACGAAGCGTTCCTCTACGCGACTACCATCACCACGCTTGCCGCTGGTTATACCGTTGCGGATCTGCACCGGGCGACGATGCAGGATTTCAACGCGTTCGGCGTGACACAGGGCATTACCGGCGATTTTCCTGATACCGTGTTTCCTCGTGGCCGTGCGATTTACTCATCCAGCCGCAACGTGATGGATAATATTGCTGCGCAGTGCAAAGCGACATGGCAACTGGTGGATGGTCAGGTCCAGATGGTGCCGGAGGATAAATATATTCACGAAGCCATTGTGTTGAATGCCGATACTGGCCTGATCGGTATGCCGCAACAGACGATGGGCGGCGGCGTAAATGTGCGGTGTCTGATAAACCCCAACATCCGCATTAATGGTCTTATCCAGCTCGATCAGGCTTCGGTGTACCGCGCCGCGCTCGGTAATAGCGAAATCGCTCAGTCGCCCGGGCGCATCACCGAAACAGAAGAGAACGGTAACCGTGTGTTGACCGGCACAACGTCACAGGCAGCCAGCATTGCGACGGATGGCGTTTATATCGTCAAAGCTATCGACTATACTGGCGACACTAGAGGTCAGGCGTGGTACATGGATTTGATGTGCTTCGCGCGTGGCAGCCGCGATTTGCAGAGTAACGCATCACTTAACCGGACGTTTTAAAAAATGAAAAAACTCATCCTGATGATTGCTTGCAGCTCTTTTGCCTTGGCGGGCGTGGCTCATGCTGATTCCCAGTGTGGGCCTTTCCACTTGGGCACGAGCCCGACAAATGATGGATGGGCACGCATTAACGGTGCGAAGCCTGAAAGTCAGAAGGTAACGTTCCTTAAGCAAAAAGAAGACTACGAGAACATTAAGATGGAATGGCGCATGGCTACTGACCAGCCTGGCCGGTGGGTAGGGCTCGAATACATCAAGCGTAACGGCAAAGCCATTCTCAACGCTCAGTGGCTGCAAGCAAACATGAACGCTCCACGTCAGTATGCTACTTACGACTGTATAAAAGTTAACTGATTACTACATCGAGGAAAAAATGATTCGAATTTTACTTATGCTAGGGATGGTGCTTACATCTTTCATTTCGAATGCAGAAGTTAAGATAAGTTATGATCAATTGACGGGTAGCCAGTCAGTGAAGGGACTGAGCGACGCCAATCTTGAGGGGTGTGAACTTCATGAAGGTTTGGCAGTGGCAAAAGGAACACAGTATTCTGACAGTGGAGCCACTATAAAATTAATAAGATTCCAGGGTGTTGGTAGTAAAGTTTTTGTCATTCCTACTGGCTTTGAAGAATTATCAAAAAATGATAACGATATAGTTAATAGCATGATTAATATTGGTGAGCCTTATTTTATTAGGTTTACAGCTTGTGGTAGTGGTGGTTTTTTAAAATTAGTTGACCTTTATAAGATAGGTTAAAATATACATGTTTTAGATAAGCCGCATACAGCGGCTTTTTTTATGGGGTTTTTATGCCAATTCCAACTCAATCACAGATCGGCGGCGAGCAGCAGACCGCCCAGGCCATTGCCGATTCAGTGTCTACCCAAATGCGCGTAGCAATGCCTGGCATCATTCAGTCGTTCGATCCTGACGCTGTAACCTGCACAGTAGAAGTGGCGCTTCGCGGTATTGTTGGCGATGGCTCCACCGAATTAAAACCGCTGGTGGATGTGCCGGTTATCTTTCCGCGCGGCGGCGGTTGCACGCTGACCTTTCCGGTAAAAGAAGGCGATGAGTGCCTGCTGATCTTTGCCGACCGTTGCATCGATTTCTGGTGGCAGAGCGGCGGCGTTCAGGAGACCGTCGACCCGCGCCAGCATGACTTATCTGATGCGTTCGCCATCGTTGGCCCGCAGTCGCAAGCGCAAAAAATCAGCGGTATAAGTACCAGCGCCGCGCAGCTGCGAACCGATGATGGTGCGGCGTTCGTAGAGGTTTCCGCAGGACATAACATCACCGTTCAAACACCGGGCCAGCTCACGGCTACGGCTGAAGGTGGAACGACAATCACATCCCCGACTATCACGCTGAACGGCAACGTAACGATTAACGGTAACCTGTCTCAGGGAATGGGAGAAAGTGGTGGTACTGCGACGATGCTTGGGCCGGTTACGGTAACGAATGACGTAACAGCTTCTGGTATCAGTGTCGCCACGCATAAACATGGCGGAGTACAGACTGGCGGGGGAACTACCGGAGGGCCGCAATAATGCGATACCGTCGCGAAGATACTGAAGGCGATTACACTTTCGGCCAGGGTGACGATACTTTCCTTATCGACAGTCCGGAATGTGTCGCCCAGGCCGTAAAAACCCGTTTCGAGCTGTGGCGCGGTCAGTGGTTTCTCGATCTGACGGAAGGCACGCCGTATGTTCAGTCAGTGCTTGGGAAGCAGCGATCAGATGTCTACATCCTGGCTATACGCGAACGCATACAGGATACACCGGGCGTTCTGTCGATTCTTTCCTTCGATACCAATTATGACGGCACCAGCCGTCGCGTCACCTTCACTTCCTCCATTGACACAATCTACGGCCAGACGACTGTAACAAGCGAGGCATAAATGGCTTTGAACCTCGACACGCTGGGGCTATCGGCAACGGTAACCGCCCAGGGGATTAGTGCGCCTGATTACCAGACAATCCTAGATACACTGACCAGCTATTTCAGGCAGATTTACGGTAGTGATGCCTACCTCGAACCAGACAGCAAAGACGGGCAGATGGTCGCGCTGGTGGCTCTTGCCGTGCATGACGCTAACAACACCGCTATCGGGATCTACAACTCTTTTTCACCGACGACAGCGCAGGCCGCAGCGCTTAGCAGCAATGTGAAAATTAACGGGATCACGCGAAAAGTAGCGACAAACTCTACTGCTGACCTTCTGTTAACCGGTACGGCAGGCACGACTATCACGAATGGCTCCGCACGGGATAAAAACGGCATTATCTGGAATTTTCCAGCGAGTGTGGCGATCGGCGTTGATGGTACTGTGCTGGTGACGGCCACATGTGCGAATAGCGGTTCGGTTGCGGCGCTGGCCGGGACTATTACCACTATCAACACCCCGACCCGAGGTTGGGTGTCGGTAACCAATCCAGTTGCGGCTACTGTCGGTTCACCAGCTGAAACCGACGCAGAGCTGCGCATTCGGCAGGGGCAAAGCGTCGCGCTACCATCGATCACACCGTTTGAAGGTGTCGACGGTGCTATTGCTAATGTTAATGGCGTGACACGTCACAAACTGTACGAGAATGACACTGGCTCGACAGATAGCAACGGGCTGCCGCCTCATTCCATTTCTGCGATTGTTGACGGCGGTGATGTGACAGAAATCGCCCAGACTATCAGGGGCAATAAAGGGCAGGGAACAGCAACTTACGGGAAAACTTCTGTCACGGTGCCAGATACTTACGGTAATCCCCACGTCATTAACTTTTCGCGCTCGACCGACGTACCGATTTTCGTAGCCATTACCCTGAAAGTTTTTACCGGGTATACCTCTCAAATCGGCGAGCAGATCAAACAGGCTGTTGCCGATTATATTAATGGCCTGACAATTGGCGACGACGTGCTGCTGAGCCGTATTTATTCCCCGGCAAACCTTGGCGTGGTGAGCGGCGGAAATGCCCGCTATTACGATATTACCGACCTGCTGATCGGTAAGTCATCAGGCAGCGTATCGGCATCAAACATTGATATTGCCTATGATGCTTCGGCGTCCTGTAGCACCGCGAATATCAGTATCACGGTGACCTCATGAGCAAATACACCGAACTGATCACTAACTACCACGCTACCAAGCCACTCTTTTTTGACCATATAGATCTGAGCACCCGCCCGCTGATTGATGTGTCCAGCACTATGTCAGGGCTTATAACAGCCTTCGATATTGATACTGCTGTCGGTGTACAGCTCGACATCCTCGGTCTGTGGATCGGACGCAGTCGCATAGTCAGCCAGCCAATTAGCGGAGTTTATTTCAGCTGGGACACTGACGGGCTCGGATATGACCAGGGCATCTGGCAAGGGCCATATGATCCTGATTCTGGCTATACGACGCTGAGTGATGAGACGTACCGCATCATTCTGAAAGCGAAAATCGCTATCAACAACTGGGATGGTCGGAACGACTCTCTGCCTCCCATCCTTGACGCTGCTACCGCAGGCTCTGGACTGAAGATGCAGATCGTCGATAACCAGGACATGACGATATCGGTCTGGGTTTTTCCCGAGACTGATATTTCTGATGTGTCACTCGAACTGATAGCCGCTATCAAACAGGGTTATCTCACCGTTAAAGCTGCTGGTGTATGGGCTGGCGGCGTTGAAACACCCTCGGTCGAAACACCGTCCGAAGGAACAAAATTCTTTGGATTTGACATGGATAACGAATACATCGCCGGTTTTGATGACGGCGCATGGGGGAGATTACTTTAATGGCTGGAACTAATGATTTTAAAGCGTTTGCGACAGATGCTAATGCAAATGTTACCTCGCAGGAGGAATGGGAGACGCTAACCGCACTGAAGAAAGGATTCTCCTCGGGTAAAGCATCCAGCGCACAGGTCAGTAAAGCGCTGCGCCAACCGTCGACGATGGCGGCTGTACTGGGGCAGTTTATCGCGAACGCCGAACTGGACGCGCTCGATGATGGTGACGTTGATGGACTGGTGGCAAAGCTGGCGACAGCGATTACCACAAACCTTGGTTTAGGAGCAGGTGCACCACCGATAGGAGTTCCATTTTTTTGGCCGTCTTCTGCCATGCCAAATACCGTGATGCCGGAATGGGCCGACATGGTGTTCCTTAAGTTTAACGACTCAACATTTTCCCCTACCACTTACCCAAAATTGGCCCTTGTTTGGCCGGGCCTGAAATTGCCAGATCTGCGAGGAGAGTTTCTGCGTGTCTGGGATGATGGACGTGGGATAGATAATGGGCGAACCCTGCTTTCACCGCAGGGAGACGCCATTCAGAATGTTACTGGTTATCTCCTTGATCTTTATACAGGGGTAAATACAGATGCGTTGGGGGTATTTTCTCGCAGCGTTGTTCAGGGCAATCTGACCCCCCCGGCACAAGGCGGAACCGTATCAACTTCTACATTCAATTTTGATTTATCGAGGGTTGCCAGAACATCCACGGAAAGCCGCCCAAGAAATATTGCATTCAACTTTCTTGTAAGGGCTAAATAATGAAACCTGTTTTCGATGTAAACGGACTGGCAACAGAACCGGGTGAAATCCGCTGTTATTACTACGACGCTGTGACTTCTGAATATATGGGATGGTCTGACGAGTTTATTAACATCGGTGTCAGTATGCCCGGATGCTCTACGGCGATAGAACCAGGGGCCGAAGCAGGAGGGAAGGTATTTATTTTTTCTGGATCTGAGTGGGTGCTTAAAGAAGACCATCGTGGAGAAACAGCATACACCACCAGTAACGGGAAGCCGGTGACTATCGAATATATTGGACCGTTGCGTGAAGGCTTTACTTTTGAAGCACCAACTACAAAGTTTGATAAATGGGATGGTAATAAATGGGTTGCCGATCCCGAAGCTCAGCGCGCATATGATATTTCTGTGGCGGCAACAAAACTACAGGCGCTGATTAGCCAGGCCAATGACTTTATGAATGGTAAGCAATGGCCTGGTAAAGCAGCAATGGGTCGCCTGAAGGACGCAGAAAAAGAACAATATAATGCCTGGCTTGATTATCTGGATGCGCTGGAGGGCGTTGATACCGCCAGCGCACCGGATATTGAATGGCCTACGCCTCCGGAAGTTCAGGCCAGATGACATCCGGCGCACAGGACAAAACTGATACGCACAAAGCTTTGCACTGTATTGCAAGGCTTTGTGCTCTCCTGTGGATGTGTGTCTACATATTTGAAGATTGTTGTGCCGTATTTGTGACATACGCATGAAAACATCATGCATCAACTTTCTGTTTGTGCCATCAACTATAACTTAGTGAATGCGGTTAATGCTTGCTAAAACAGATAGTTATGATTGGTGCTACAGATTCGTAATGCGAAGGTCGTAGGTTCGACTCCTATTATCGGCACCATTAAAATCA